TGTTACACTCATGCTCGAGATTTTCTCAGTAAGCTTCTGGGTGAAGAATTGCCAGAAGAAAACCAGTTGACGTTATGGTCGCGTCATGGGCCGGGGTCAAACCTGGACACTAAGGAAAGGCGTATATCCCTGTATGATAAATATCGGGATTGGCCCTACTCGTGTACCAGCGGAGCCCTACGCTACGCACGGTCTGCTATTGAAAGCGACGAGCGATGGTTAGGAGCACTTGAGTCAAGTTACCGCGAAAAACACGGTATAGAACCGTGGCGGATCTTGGATCGAGAGGTCTTCTGGTCAAACGTAATTAACGTCGTTCCAGGCAACCGTATCACTTTCGTGCCCAAGAATGGTCGTACCGACCGTTCTATTGCGATTGAGCCGTGTCTGAATTTGTATCTTCAGCTGGGAGTCGATGGTTATATCCGCCGCCGGTTAAAACGGTGGGGGGTTGACTTAGACGATCAGACGAAGAATCAGAGGATGGCATGGTTGGGGTCCAAGTACTGGACGACCGGGGATCCTTTTGTGACCCTCGATCTAGCAGCTGCCTCAGACACCATTTCATTGGAAGTCTGTCGGTTGTTGTTACCTTCTCAGTGGTACCGCTACCTAATACGTTTGCGCTCACCCGTGGGTGAATGCGACGGGGAGGTCATCTCTTACGAGAAGATCTCTTCTATGGGAAACGGTTTCACATTCGCGCTTGAGTCTGCAATCTTCGCATCGGTTTTATTCGGTGTTGAGAAAGAACTCAAGGGACATTTTAACAAGGATGAAGTGGCTGTATACGGCGATGATCTTATCGTTCGGCAGTCCTCGTCTGCGTTGGTTGTCCACATGCTCAACCTTTTTGGCTTTTCGCTCAACCTGGAAAAATCCTTTATACAAGGACCATTTCGGGAGTCGTGCGGTGCTGATTGGTTGGGTGGCACATCGGTTAGACCGGTTTTTCTTACTTCCAGCCCGAGTACGGTTATGGAATTGTGGAACGATGCAAATCGTCTTCGCAGGATCCTAAGCCTACGTTTTATGGGTTTCGAATTCAAAGTGACTTCTCTCATTGAAAGCTGGATACCACCATACTTTAACCAGTGTGTTGGCCCATGTTCAGATGAGAACTTTGATTCGTACAAGCACGTGCCGATACCAGCCGTAAGGTATCGTTCTGGCTTGTGGAGATTCAAACGCTTAGTGGCAACACAAAAGCGTTTGAAAGGGGATGACTTCCTTTTTAGGAAGTTGATGCATACCCTGAGGATGGCTGGCCCTGCGGATTCCTTCCACTTAAAGAAATGGGGTGGAATGCAGATCACCGGTGCAGGAAGTCGATTCGCTATCACCAAGCTTAACTCGGTGATGGTGAGCGAAACGTTCTCGCCTGTCAGTAATTGGCAGGACGAGTACACTGACTTATCCTTCACGCCCTAACGGGCACCAAGGAAAAGCCAACAACCCACGTAATGGTGGAGCCAACTATGCG